GACGAGAAAGTCGTGGTTGGCAGGAGAATTGCTAGTCAGCATTGCCACCGGCACCGATTGCTTCGGTATCTATCCCGTTATGAAACAAGGTCCGGTCCTGATGATTCAGGGCGAGGACAGCGAGGCCATCATTTCGGAACGTATCGAACAGATATGCAAGACTCGTGGGCTGCCGGTTAGTCGGGTGCCTCAGATCGAGATCGTGGCTGGACAGAACTTCGCCCTTGACAACGCCGAGCATTTTGAATGGCTGCGGTCCAAGGTCTTAGCGGCTCCGCCTTTGCTTATCATCATGGACCCTTTGGTTCGTCTCATTCCGAACACCTCAGAGTCGTCAACGGCTCAGATGTCTAAGATCTTGACACGTCTCAGGATGTTACAGCGTGAGTCGGGCTCTTCGATCATGCTCGTGCATCATAACAAGGTTTCGAAGTCTAAGAATGCCGCCGATAACATCAGGGGTTCTAGTGACTTGCGGTCTTGGTACGACGCCGCCATGTTCTTGACCAAGCCGGTGAGTCACGTCACGCAAGTTTCGTTTGAATTCAAGGGGTTCTCAGAGCAACCGGACTTCTTTTTTGAACTGAAACACTCGCAAGGCGGACTTGCACCCATGGGCTTGGCGTCTCGTGATGAGATTCTGAAAAAAAGTGATGATGCGGCCTAAAGTTTTCAAGACTTCTGCCGATAAGTATCACATGAACGGCAATGATGCCGACACAAAGGAGTAAACAATGCGTATCGCTGGACACAATAACAAGATCGAATCAAATCAGGCGCCTATGTCTTCGCAGTCTTTCGGTATCGGTGACGCTTCGGTGATCATCGAGATTCTGCGAAACCGACTCTATGAGCACAAGATCCGCACCTTGGTGCAAGAATACATGAGCAATGCTCGTGACGCTCATCGTGAGGTCGGACAGACTCGACCGATTGAAGTTGTTTGCCCTACGACTTTCGAGCCGACCTTCAAGGTTCGTGACTTCGGTCCTGGCATTAGTCCTGACCGCATGGCTAACGTGTTCGTGAACTACGGCTCGTCAACTAAGCGTGACACCAACACTCAGACCGGCGGTTTCGGTATCGGTGCTAAGTCCGCATGGTCTTATGCTGATGGTTTCATCATCGTGTCAACCTTCAACGGCAAGCGTCGCACTTATCATGCGCACGTCGGTGCGAACAACGTCGGTCAACTGGACCTCATCGAAGAGATTGCTTCGCTTGAGCCGAACGGCACCGAGATTCAAGTCGCCGTCAATCCTCGTGACATCAACGAATTCCAAAACTCAGTCTTGCGTGCTTGTTACTTCTGGGCGGACGCCGAGCGTCCGGTCTTGAAAGGTATCACAGCGCCTCAAGTGGCGAAAGGCTACGACCTCAACAACTTGTCAGTGATCGACTCGAACCTTCTTCCTGCGTACCTCGGCGGACGTTTCGGACGTGCTGACATGCTCGTGGTTGACGGTATTCCTTATGTTCTTGATCATGAGATGCAAGACAAAGTTTCCCAGTTTCGTGAACTGCGAAACATGGTCAACGGCTCCTTGATCATCAAGGTACCGAACGGCCTCGTGCAAGTTTCGGCAAGCCGTGAGAAGCTGGACGACTCCGACTTTACTCGTAAAGGTCTCGGCAAGATCGCTTTGAAGTTGATCAACGAGGTCCAGACTCACATCGACGCCAAGATCAAGTCGATCAACTCAGTCAAGTCGTTCGTCGAGGTCTATCACAGCATGTACAAGTCTTTCGTGATGAGCAACTCCGAGTATCAAGGCTTCAAGTTTGACGGTCAGTTCTTGCTGACAGACTTGCTCCGCTACGTTAACTTGCAGCGAGTCACGGCAGGACGTGGTGAGAAGATCAACTTCGGACCTGCTAAGGGTATTCCGTTCGACTCGATGGACCGCATCTACCTCGTCACTAAGGACGAAGGGCAGGTGACAACCAACCGACGCATTCGTGAGTATCTCAAGGCCAACAAAGAAATGTACATCATCCGTGAGCGTTCGCCCATGCAGTCGGCTACACCCCTCACTCAGGATCAAATTGACTTCAACGCTCAAATCCCAAAGGCGGTCAAGAAGTTACAAAAAGTCTTGCACCCCTTCCTTGACTTTCACTCTTTGCCTTTCACTATTCCGCCTCGTGCTCCGAAGGCTGCGAAAGCTGCCAAGATGTCAAGTCAACAAACTTTTCACAAGCTGACCGGCTACGGTCGGGACACGTTCTACGCAGCGGCTCAAGACCTCGTGACCAAGGGCAAGACTCATGTTTACATGCTGCTCGAGGACTGGCAGGAACAAAAACAAAGCGTCAATCCGGTAGTCACTGAGTTCAAAGACTCTCACGACAACGCCTCAGGCCTCGTGTTCATCGCCGTATCTAGAACAACGGCGGACATCATTGAAGGTCAAAAGGGTTTCGTCAAGTATGCAGACTGGTTCTCATCCCTGACTATCACTCAAGAACTGCGTCGTCGTATGATGAACCAAAAGACTAAAAACACTGATGTTATCAACACGTTAAGCCGTCTCGATGGCGTTAAAATTAAATTCTTGACTAAAATGGTCGAGAAATATACGCTGATTAAAGCCGGAAAGTATGCGACCGAAGTCCCTGAGATTCTGGTTAAGAAGTTCAAGGACGACTCTGAGTATGCACAGTTCTTGGCAGATGATGAGACTTTGACTTCGCTGATCAAAGATAAGTATCCATTGATCGGACAGTTTGACCGGTATACGACTTGGAAGTCTAACATCAAAGAAGAATTGACTTGGTACTTGAATAACAGATAACAAACGGCGAAAGCCGGAAAGAGAGTATAAAAATGGAAACCGTAACTTTTGAACAAAACTTCGCAAGACTTTACATGAACCAAGTTCTTGCAGCAATGTTGCTCGACGGCTTCTCTAAGGAATTGTCGTCCGATTTTCGGCAAGTCCAGATCGGTCTGCAAAGCGCAAATCAATCGGTCTTGATGGGGTTTGCGGCGATGATCAACAACGGCGAAGAAGTGCTCAAAGAGTACGACACGTTGGCAGAGATGGCTAAGTTTTCGTGGCAAGAAGATGACGTGCGAGGTCAGATGCTTGACCTTGCCAGACTTTCGCTGACTCAGCTTGTGGCGGCTCAAAAAAATTACAAAAAGGGCTCAAGTTTTAACTAAAACTGCCGATAAGGAATATAACAAGGGAGGATTTATGGCTCAAGTAAACTATCACATCACGAAGAACAGCGTCACGCTGAACTTCAACGGTAAAACCATGAGCATTGCTCGTGGTGACGACCGGTTCGGAAAGGTTATCGAGGCTATCAAAGAAAATCGACTCTCGGATATTCCTGAGTTGGTTGACGTGGCTGCTCAGTTTGAGCGAGACGGCTTGCGCTTGGTTGACGGTCAAGTCGTGACCGCAGACGGCGAAGCTATCCCAGCCGAGTTAAATAGTCGCATCTTGGAGTTTCGTCGTGAGGGTTTACCTTTCACGCACTTGCTCAAGTTTTGGGACAATCTGAAAGCTAACCCGAGCTATCGGTCTAGAGAGCAATTGTTTAAGTTTCTCGAGCACAACGGACATCCGTTGACTGAAGACGGTTGCTTCATCGCTTATCGTGGCGTGACTGCGGACTTCCGAGACAAGCACACCGGCAAGTTTGACAATTCACCAGGGGCGATCTGCGTGATGCCTCGAGAGCACGTGGACGACGATCCGACTCGCACTTGCAGTGCCGGACTTCACGTCGCTGCATGGGAATATGCGGCAGGTTTCGGCGAGACCAAGATCGAAGTCAAGGTCAATCCTAAGGACGTGGTAGCCGTACCGGTTGACTACAACGGTCAGAAGATGCGAGTTTGCAAGTTTGAGGTCATTCAGCAATGTCACGACATGCGTGCTGACGAAGCCCTTTATGGTTACAAGAACAAAGTCACGGTTGACGAGTCCTTTGAGGCCCGCATCGACGTAGACGACTCGGATGAAATTCCTGACGCCGTTCGTCAAGACATCTTGGCCCTGGCAGATACTCACAGTCAGTACGAGGGTGAGGCTTTATTGATGCGAGTCTGCGAAGATTCGTTTGAAGACGAAGATACGATCCGTGAAGTTTTAGAAGAACAAGGTTTAATTTAACAAAGGGGTATTTATGAAAAATGTAATTTTTGCACTAGCATTGTTGACTCTGACGGCTTGCGGAAAATTTGAATCAGACGATGGCAGTCCGGCGGCTTTGCCACCGGCTCCCCCAGCAACGGACTTGGTACAAGAAGACATTGATCAATTGGTTCAGTGGAAGAACGAAGAGCGAGACCTTTACGGTCAAGCGCCCTTGACAAAAGGCTTGGCATGCAGTGTTCAGAGAGTTTCCGGCGGCTCGTGCATCTCAACTTCAGGCTGCACCGGCGGTGGTATCACTTTGACTGGTCCGGCTTACAGCTACCTGCACACCGAAAACTTTAATCAAGACAGTTTGGGACACTCAGTTCAATCGCAACTTATACCAACGGCCCTGCGAAACATCTTTGTGAATACCGACTTTAGGATCGTTTGCTCTGGTCAAATCGTCGTCAGAACTACCGCTTACTACGAATTTAGCGTGTCCAGTGATGATGCTGCAATCTTGACTGTGAACGGTCAACAAGTCAATAATGATGGTAGCCACGGGATGCAGACAAAGTCTAACGTGATTGCGTTGTTCCGAGGCGTGCATCCTATCAGCGTTACTTATGCCAAGACTAGCGGAAGAAATCACGGCTTGATAATCAGATCAAGCGGTAGTTTGATTCCAACTAGAAATTTGTTTCACTAATTAAAACGCCTCCCCAACTCGGGGAGGCTTTCTTGAGGTAGTTATGAACTTTTTGATCTTACTTCTAAGTTTACTTCTTGCGTCCTGCACCACAGCTTTGTCCGAAGCTCAAACTTCAAAGATTAGAGTGATGATCATTGATACCGGCATTGATGGCGACAATCGGAGTATCAAGCCTTTTCTAGCTACCTCGAATGAACTTGTCGATCTGAGGGACACTCACGGGCATGGTACCCACATCACGAGTATCGTACTCTTCGGTCCAAAAATGAACGCAAAACTTTGCGCTAACGTAGAGATCTACTCATGTAAGTATTATGAAAGTGCGAACAAGACAATTCCTAAGTGTATTGAAGAAGCCGAACGTTTAAAAGTAAAGTTGATTAACATATCGGGTGGCGGATATGTGTACGATTCTCGAGAGCATCAAGCTTTGTTAAGGTTTAAAGGAACCGTAGTTGCTGCTGCTGGTAATGATAACGTGGACTTAACCAAAAAACCTTTTTATCCTGCTTCTTTAAAGCTAAGAAATTTAATTGCCGTGGGCAACGGGGAATCGGAAAAATCAAAAAGCTACACTAGTAACTATGGTATGTCGAAGTTAATTTGGAGGCAGGGCGAAGTGATCAAAGGCTATCTTCCTGGCGGCAAGATTGGTTACATGACTGGCACCTCACAAGCCGCCGCCGTTCGTAGTCACGAACTTTTAACCGAAGCCTGTCAAGCCTTTTCACTTAAGTAGTCTTGAAGATCTTTAAGAAATTTATCACCTTCGAGCTTCAGACACTCCATGGCATTTTTGTTTCCCTTTCGGGGAATTGGCTTTTCAAGATAATCCAAGACCTCAGACAAGGTCAGGCCAAACTCCAACTTATCTCCATAAGATAGAAGATGCACTAGCTGCACTAATAGTCGCTCTTCATCTGATAGACGCTTCACAGTACTATGCTCTCATTAAGTTTTCTAGCTACTTCTGAGTGAATTGCCTGACAGAACTGTCCGCCTTCTTCAGAAGGTACCGCTTGTTTTAATTGTTTAGCGGCTTCTACTGCATCCATAACTTCGAGAAGCGTCATGCCCGTAAGCTCTCGAGAGGCAACGTAACCGCCTCCAGGACCTCTGACACTACGAAGCACTGCATGAATACGAAGCGCCCGAGCTACCTGCTCCAAGAAATTCAAATCAAGCTGATGCTTTTGAGCTACCAACTTAAGCTTTACAGGCCTACCGTCAGCTTGGTCTCTTACTTCCTTTAGTAGCACCAAAGCGTATTGCACTTTTGCGGTAATCATATTAAATACCTCCTAAGAATTCTTTTAAAACTTCAAGTGGGATAAACAAACTTCCAAAAACTGTACTGCGCTTTCGAGGATCAGTCGCCATGAGGTTTGACATAACACCTACGACCTCGCCGTCCTTGTTAACTACAGCCGAACCGCTAATACCATACCAGGCAAGCATGTTTGACTCGCTGTACATTCCGTATCCTTTAGGACCTTGGCCTTTGAGTACGCCTTTTAAAAGTAAAGGCTTGCCTTCAGGAAAGCCGTAGCACTGCACGAAGTCGCCAATCTGGTAGTCATCGGCTAAGGATAAAACATTTTTAAATTTTAAGTTTGTATAGATAAGACAAAGATCTGCGTTGCTCGATATCTTAACAATCTGTCCAAAACCAGAGCTACGGTTTCGTTTAACTATACGTACCGGCACGTATTCATATACTCCGTCTGATTTTGTGGCGGCAATTTCACAAACGTGCTTGTTAGTTACGATGAAAGCTCCATTGTCATTCTGCTTTACTACAAAGCCCGAACCGCCTCCGCACCGGTTGTTGCTGCACAACTCAATTCTAACAGCGGCATTTTTTATATGCTCTTCGACTCTACCAGCTTGATAGTTTTCGAGCACTAAGTATCCATGTCTAGCTCCGCCCAGGATAGCAACTGTACAAAGAGCGATCACTAAACCCTTCATAACTTTTGTAACATTTCTGCGCATTTCTTCTCCCTAATTTAGGCTGTCGTTTTTCGTCTTTTCTTTTATCAAATCAGAGAGGAAATCGATTATGTTTCCCAACGTTTGAATTCTTTCGTTTAGTTGAACGGTAGCGGGATGCTCCGCTCCTAGGTCTTTTCGTATAGCAACGTAAGTATTAGTTTCGTCTTCGTAATATACGGTTAAAGCTTGAATTCCTGCCAGAAAGTCTTTTCTTTTGATGATTATGTGCGGTGATTTTTTCTTTCGTTTATTCGATGACATGATCTATCAACCCTAGTTCGAGTACTTCACTAGCCGAAATGTAATGATCCTTTTCACACAGCTTCGCCCACTTTTTAGCAGTCAACTTGCCTTCAGAAAGACTTTCATACATAGAAAAAAGTTGTTTTTGAAGGCGCTCATTATGCTGCATGTCGTTGCGAAGATCTGACATCTTACCCTTTACTACATCACTCATCTCATGGACCATAACCCAAGAGTGAGCGCCGATGAATCTTTCATCACCGGCAGCAAGAATAAAGGTTGCAGCGGACATGATCTTCCCAAAGCCCCTCGTGACGACCTGACACGGAGAGGCCTTGATTCGATCAATAATGCCAAGCATATCGTAAACAGAGCCACCATAAGATGAGATTTCAATCTTGACCGGCTTTTCTTTTTCCTTGTCAAACTCATCAAAGGCTTTCTGAACTAGCTCCAGAGAGCCTTGATTAATCTCATCGTTAAGGTAGATGACCCGCTCTTTAAAGTTGACGTTATACTCAAAAATATTTTCGTAATGCGTCGAGTCCTTAGTGCGAGCCGACACTGTTCGTCTCAAGTCTCGCTTCATAAATTATCCTTGGGCTTCGGCAGCTTTCTCAGATTGAGCTTGCGCTTTTTTAAGTTCTCTAGCTTTTTGAAGTGCCAAAACTTCTTCTGCAACTTCAGAAGCAATCTCCACCATTACTTTTCTAACTTGAACTTTAAATTGCGCAGTTTTACCAGCCAACTCTTTTGAACCAAAGTTTTCAGGGAACTTGACGTCAAAAGTTTTAACTTCTCCTGCACTCATGCCGATCAGGTTGTCTTGAAAGTCTGACAAGAACTGATGCACTTGCATGTCAACGAATACTCCGATGCCATCGCCACCTTCAAAAGGCTCTCCAAGGCTGCCATCTTCATTCTTCAAACGTCCAATAAAATCAATGTAGGTCAAATTGTTAGAAGCGACCTTTCCTTTAGGATCGTCCCGCATGATTGACATAGCAGCAAGATTAGAAGTCTGTAGATTTAGATTCCTGATCTGCTGATTCACTACAACAGCTAGACCTTGAATCATTTTTACAGCATTGCTTGCTTGATCGCCGACCTGCTCTTGTAATTGACGCTTGGTCAACTGCTTCTTATTCTTCATGAAACCGCTCATTTACTTCTCCTTTGTTACATCGACTCAATGTCGAAATTTAATTCTTCTGGTTGAATATTAAAACGCACCCCGCCCGCTGTCAGTACGTGCAAAAGACCGTCTTCTCGCTCTTCGATGATCTTGACCTTTTCCATAGGACCGATCTTACCTCGCTGTCTTACTGGAATGGCGTCAAGGGACATAATCTCAGCTTCTCGACCTACGAACTGTCCGGAAATAGGGGGCGATTTTTCGACCTTTCCCAATACTTTTTCACCATCAACAGCCGATTGCTTTACCACGTTTGTGGTATTTGCCTGCGGCGCACTAGTCTTGCTTTGGGCTCTGTTAGCAAGCAGTTTTAAAATCTTCACTTCGTCGGGAGTAAAATCCTGAGCAGGTTGCGAAGTTTCGTCAGAAGCTAAACGAAGCAAAGCTTCAGTAATGGCAGCGTTAACCTCAGCCTTAACATCATCGGGGGTATCCTTAGGCAAGCTGATCTTGGCATTTACCAGGGCTTTTTTACGAGCTACCTGACGCTCAAGCTCAGCAATCTTATCTTGCACACTCATTGTCATCCTCCATCACAGAAACCAAAGTACCAAATTGACACGCCGCCGTCAAGTCCTACTTTTTTGCTTGCCTTTTATTTAAAACTATCATAAGCTAGTAAAAGTGTCAAGTACCTAGGAGGGTAGATGTTACACGTCAAGATAGACCTAGTGCCTTTCGGACAAGAGGAAAGCCGCAAACAGATCCTTGATCTTTACATAGCCAATGTTGGTAGAATCTCACCAATACATTACGAGTATCACGTTTGGGTAGAAGATCCTCGTGGTCAAAATCCACGCCCAGAGCCGCTGGTATCAGTAGATCACTCACGAGAGGACGGCGCTTGGATCTTGGTTAAGAAGTGTATTGAGGCTTTGGAGCATAACGGAAAGGTGCCGGTATGACTAATTTGATCGGAAAGTTTGTTTCAAACAATGATTTTCGTAAGACTATAGAAGGTGTAATTGTTCATGTTATTAGGGGTGGCGATCAATTTACACATGATCAGATGCTTCAATGGGCACAAATAGACACAGATCACAAAAGTTATAGGTCAGTCAGAGGCCCTGCCAAGGTTGATCGAGTTGTTTTAGATCGCAACAACGGCGGCTATTGGATAGCCCCTTTACACTTATTTGTAAGGTAGTTATGATCGAAGAAATAAAAGGAAACTTATTCGACGCTCCCAAAGGTTCATTGCTGGTCCACGCCTGTAATACGCAAGGCGTTTGGGGTGCTGGCATAGCCGCCACCTTTGCACGCCTTTACCCTTCTTATCTTAAGGGATACGAAGCACAGTGCCATGCCAAAGGCCCCCGCCTACTAGGTACTGCCCTGATCCTGCAAGGTCGCTGGCATAAGGTAGGCTGTCTCTTTACGTCTACTGGTTACGGCAGCAAGGCTTTGTATCAAGATGACATCATCCAATCGACTCGAGAATCTTTAATTGACTTATTTACTCAAGTATCAGATACTGAAGTAGTCAACATGCCCCGTATAAACTCGGGGCTTTTTAGAGTTCCTTGGGATCTGACTCGTGAGGTTCTAGAGGAATTCCCAGAAAGGGAGTTTAAGGTATGGGTTCCGTAAATCTGCCTACACTTTATAAGAAGACTACCACCGGTAAGATTGAGCAATGGTCTATCGAAGTCGCCCATACCGGAGAATGGCCGGTTATCACCGCTTCTTTTGGCGAGGTTGGTGGCAAGATTCAATCGGTCTTTGATCTAGTCCAGGAAGGTAAAAACCTCGGTAAAAAGAATGCTACTACTCCTTATCAGCAAGCTTGTAAAGAAGCTACGGCTAAGTGGGAGAAGATGAAGAAGAAAGGTTACGTGGAGTCGATTGAAGGGGCTCAAGCCGGAGAGGTCGATGACTTGATCGAAGGCGGCATCGAGCCCATGCTAGCCCACGTCTACGAAAAACACGGCGATAAGATGAAGTTTCCATGTTTGGCTCAGCCTAAGCTAGACGGTATTCGTTGTATTGCTATTAAGAAAGGTACTAATGTCACACTCTGGACCCGAACAAGAAAGCGCATCACAAGCTGCCCTCACATCGAGAAGTCGCTTGCATTTCATTTTGCTCGTTTTGAAAATCTCATTCTTGATGGCGAGCTTTATAACCATACTTTGAAAAATGATTTTGAGAAGATAGTCTCTGCGGTTCGTAAAGAAAACCCCTCCCCTGAAGCTGAGAAGGTTCAGTATCATATCTATGACGTGGTTTTAGACGGCACGAACTTGCAGCGTGCTCGTTGGCTTACCTTGAATAATACTTGGTCTGATCGTGAGCCTCTTCGTTTGGTAAAGACTGAAGGTGTTAGCACTGAAGCAGACATCAATGCTCTATTCAAGCAGTACCGAGAAGAGGGCTATGAGGGTTTGATGCTGCGTAATAACGATGCTAAGTATGAAAACAAGCGTTCGTACCACTTGCAAAAGGTCAAGGAGTTTGACGATGCGGAGTTTCGTATAGTTGGTGTGATAGAAGGTAAAGGAAAGCTGCGAGGCTTGCTGGGCGCTTTTATGTGTGAGACTGAAGACGGTACGCAGTTTGAGGTCAAGATGACAGGCAATCAAGAGGAAACTAAGAAGTTCCTGCACGATGAAAGTCTTTGGAAAGATAAGCTTCTGACTGTACAGTATCAAGGCTTAACAGGCCGTAATAAAGTTCCTAGATTTCCGGTAGGCTTGAGGCTTCGAGACACTACTTTTTAGGCGGATTCTCGCCTGGTAACAAGAAGTGAAGTTGACATCGGCACCTAGGATGAGTGGAGCCTACTACAGGTTTCCAGTTTGACTTAGGTTCGCCGTCGTTGGTGCCATTGGCAGCTAGCTCGGCGAGTGTGTAAATCTTTGGATTGCCATTTTTATCTTGGTAAAAAGACGAGCACCAATTGCAAAGCCTGCCATCATTTTTTACCACTTTATAGACTCTGATTTGATCGGCCTTCATTCCTAAAATAGAACCGCTCATTAAAGCCTGGTCCATCACAGCGTTATTTACGAGGTTTGTAACGCTAACTGTAGCGGCTCGAGTAAAACTTGAGCTGACCGTTTCAAGAAGCCCACCTATCATAATTAAAAGTCTACGGGCCGACTCTTCTTTAGACGGCTTTTTGTTTGCAACTTCCATCTTTTGATGGGTATCGTTGACGTGAAGAACCGCTTGTCGAGTGCGCTTTTTTAGATCTTCTTTGGCATTCAGTAAAGCTTCGTACATTTCACGTTTAGCATGCTCAACGCTGTAGGCTTGAGTATCTGAAGTGATCGGCATCACGCTTGATAGATTTGCTGCGGCTATAAGATCTCTCAGACTTACAGACCGCTTATCGGCGTTATTTGCTCTGGATCTTGCTATGAGGTAAAGAGACTCTATTAGAGGTCTATTAATTTGCACGAGTCCTAAGGTAGCAGCTCTCTGTTTATCCTCGTCAGATAAAATGTCATACCCCACGATGGCTATCATGAGGTCTAAAAAGTTACGCTCTACAGCTTGGTCGATGTCATTTAAAGTTCGTTGTTCTAGCAGCATTTACAATTTCCTCTACCTCTGAATTGATAGAATTCAGCAAGCTCTGAAATTTAGAGCAAATAAGTTCATGCGCTTCGTTCATGGCTTCATCAGAGTATCGCTCACCATGATCACATTCTGATTTGATTTTCAAAGCCTTGGCGAGAAACTCTTCGGAATCTTCTAGCGTCTCGCCTTGCTCAAGCTCAACCTTAATCTTCATCGCCATCCTTCACGTAGTATTCGATGACTGCGGGTTGAGACTTTTTAGCCGTTTCTTCTTTTGGTTTAGCTTCGGGCTCGCTAATTTCATCGATGAGAGATTCTAAATCCTTGTTAAAACTTTCATCAAGCTTTTGCACTTCTGCGCTTTGTTCCGGAGTTTCATCACCGGTAGTGTCTTGATCTCCAGCGTCCTGCGCTTGTTGTTGTTCCATCTGATTAGCTTGCTGTTTCTGAGCGAGGTACTGAGAGTAGATAGCGTTCAAGACGATGTTACCATCCTCAAGGGGCTCCTTACCCATTTCGATTCGAGCCTCATTAACGGTCTTCCAAACTCTAGTTTCTTTTTCGAGGCGATCCACTTCTTGTTGTCTTGTTTCAGCGTCAAGACCAACAAACTCAAAATGATATTTCTTCGCATACTCAGGATTCCAACGAGGGAGGATGTTGTTGTTGATGATGTTCTGGATGTAATCAAGTAAAGGCTTAAGGCCTTTGTCACGGCTAGCCTTAATTCGAGTTTCGTTTGAGGTCTCGTTTAAGGTAGAAGTGTTAACTTTACTGATATCAAAGTTGATCTCAGCAGGGTCAATCTGGTAAACCGCACAACAAATACGAATAAGGTAGTTCATCCATTGTTCGAACTCCATCTCACGATTTGACTGCGCAAGAGGTACCCATTTTACTTCGTCAGCCATACCGATGATCGGCGGTCTGAAGGAGTTGCGAGTATTGGAGATTTGATTAAACCATTGACGTTTAAAGGCTTCAAGCTGAGCACGAGAGATATTCTCGCCCTTGATGTGGAGCAAACCTTTAGAGCCGATACCTTGTACGAAGAAGTTACGATTGTGCGCTTCAGCGTAAAGATGGGCGGTGATGATCTGAATAAGCATCTCAAGTTCGCCAGGAGCGTAGCCGTTGTCCTCGGGATCAACTGAAGGATTGGCAGCTTCAAAAACGAACCAGTCTTCAGACCATGCAGCAATGACTTGACCTCGAACAACCTGAACGTAGCGATAAGGCTTGTTGGTTTTTCTCTTGATCTCATCAGGAGTTAAACCACGAGCGATCATGTTTTCAACCATCAGCTTTTGTAGCTGCTCTGCAGAACGCTTAGTAGCATACTTGATGGTGCCCCCAGATACGGGATAAAAATGATGACATCTTTCCCCATTCTTTTGAGGAATCATCTCAACGCCAATATAGTTGTAGGTCAGGCGGTCTCGAACGGCAATCTTCAAGAACTTGTCAAAGTCCATGCGTTTGTGCGTGGTATCTGATTCGTCAAGAGGCATGCCACAGTGCTTAATAAACTCTTCGATTTCGGCAATTTCTTCTTGCTGTTTCTTTTTAAGCTTTACCCGCTTTTGTTCAAACTCATACTTTTTAGCGGCGTACTCTTCTTCGGAAAGATTAGGATCAGAAAGTTCCAGTTTTTCATCTTCGTTAAGGTCTGCTGGTTCATCAGAAACGATAACCCAACCAGGAACATACTTATTTTTCTGTCTCTTGCTAAACATAGAGACTTGTGCAACTCGGGTTTGATGAATGGCAATAACCACAGAGTCTCGTCGAGCCATCGAACGAAGTACGGGGTTTCCAACCATTCCCATTTTCTCTTTCCACCCGTACTGCTCATTTCCGGCGTAGTCTAGCTCGGTAATAGCAAGGCGGTTTCCGTTGTCTACGGCCTGAGGAGCAGCATCAATGTTAGAGCGACTCTTAGCAATGTAAGAATCTAAGCTAACGTTTACTGCTTCTGCGACCTTACTGAGAAAACCTTTATTTTGTTCCGCCATCTTTAACCTCTTTACGAATTTGACGCTTTGCTGCTTGACGAGAAGAAGACTTGATCTTCTTCAGAACACGGCCTTTCGGCTTTTGGTCACTTGTCATCCACTCAGCTTGGAATTTTTTAAAAGCGTGTAAGTCTTTCATAATTAAAAAATAAACCAGAAACCACCGCTACCGTTATCATCATCGTTTCCGGTCTTCTTATTACCCTTTTCATCATATTCTGCCCTATTATCGTGAAATTGTCTAACTCCCGCAGTTTCAGCGACTTCCTCAGCAGTAGGAACGGCGATGTGCCGACCCATGACATCTTTCGTGGATGCGGGGATTTCGGCAGTATCGTCTTCTTCAGTATAACCGATATAGATGGGGCTCGTCTTATCAAACTGGTAACAGATAAGGGCGACAATTTGTGCGTAGTCATCGTGGCATCCAGGGGCGTGTTGAATCTGAACTTTACCACTCTGAGTTCTCTTTTCTCTTAGATCTTTCAAATGTTTAATTAATAAGGGGTTATCTATAATTGCCAGAGTTTTGGAGTTGACGTTGATCTGCATAGAGTACATATATTTGAGCTTAGACTGCTGTGCAACTTTAAACTCTTTAACCTGTACGCCTTCTTGCTGCATTAAGGCTCTAACAGACGCAAAAGCATATTGATCGGCAATACAATACGCCACTCGGTAGCGTTTCATCTCAAGTGCAATTAACGGTATAATCTGTGCGGGATCGAGTTCTTGTCCAGGCAGTCCTCGCCACGCCAAAGCTCTATCTATGACAATCTTAGACCGCTTCTCTTTAGCATCAGGGTCCCAATAATATTCTTTGTGTCCAATGCCAAAAGCCCAATAATCTTGCTTAGTTGCGTAATCCATTACAGCAACGTAACGGCATTTAGGATTGTATGGAAGCTCTTCGATACCAGTCATCCTAGCAGCGTCAATCAGGTTCGGATCTAGATAAGAAACTTCGGATGCTGTGTACTCTGCTCCATACTCTCGGTTAAAAAACGATAGGCCTTTCTTTTTCTGTTTTTCTAAGTACTTGACTGGAATAGTCGGATTTGCATACCACGAGGGTACTTGTAAATGCAGAACGTCGGGATCTTTACTATTCTCAAAATCGCCGTACATTAGACCAGATTGCCCGTTAGGAGAAGAGATTTTTAGGATGAGTGCCATGCCATCAACCTGTTGAAACTGCGAGAGTGCGGGTGATAGTGCTTCGTAAATAGCCTT